TTTGCTCAATGAGCATCGGCGGCACTCGCATGGAAGAAGCCCGTGTTCTTGAAATCCTTTGCGCCGAATAAGGAGGGCATAGAAAATGACTGTACTTTATAGCGCAGAAATGGCCGGACTCGCGGCAGTTCCGGTTAGCCTACCGTCTGGTGGCATTGTCGATGGTAACGTCCGCGTAAAGCGGGCCACTATCACGCTTGCCACTCAGACGACTTCGGACACCATCGTTATTGCGAAAGCAACCGAAGGTGAGTCGTTCCTGTACGGCGTCGTCAACACCGACACGTCGCTGGGTTCAGCGCAGATTGCCATTGGCGTATCTGGCACAGTTGCTAAATACAAAGCAGCCGCCGTTCAGACCGCTACCAATGCTCCGGCAATCTTCGGTGTAAACGCTGGAACTGCTACGCTGACTGCAAGCGAAGAAATCTTCATCACGATTTCGGCTGCAAATCTGCCAGCTTCAGGCAATCTCGTTGTGGATATGTACTTCTCCGCAACGTAATAAGGTTGGGGAGGCTTCGGCCTCCCCACACTTTACTCAGGTGATAGCATGGCGACTTCTGTTGTTCAGATTGTAAACAATGCCTTGGTCAGGATTGGTGCAAACGCCATTCTAACATTGACCGAAGACAGTGAAGCGGCTCGTGCCGCTAATCTTATTTATGAACAGGTCCGTGACTCTTGTCTTCGCGACCATGTTTGGAACTTCGCTGTCAACCGTGTCTAATTGGCTCAGAACAGTACAGCGCCAGCTTTTGAATTTGCTTACCAGTACAATCTTCCGTCTGACTGCCTTCGAGTGTTGCAGATGGAAAATATGGATATGTTTTACCAGATTGAAGGCGGCAAACTGCTGACCAACGAAGGCACTGCCAAAATTTTATATCTGGCCCGCGTTGAAGATGTAAATCTTTTTGATTCTATGTTTGTTGAAGCTCTGTCTGCCCGAATTGCTGCTGAGTTGGCTGTTACGTTGGCAGAAAGCAATACGCTTTATTCAAACATGATGGAAATGTACCAGCGAAAACTTGCTGATGCTCGGTCGATGGACGCACAAGAAAGCGGATATAGAGAAATTATTGCTGACACTTGGTTAGACAGTCGTCTTAATTACGCTGGCGGGCAAACCGTGAGCGTAAACGGCACATATTAAATGCCGCGTTCAGCGCCGATATTCACTAATTTTACGGCGGGCGAACTTTCGCCGCGCCTTGAAGGCCGCGTTGATCTCACAAAATATCCTAACGGCTGTCAAACGCTTGAGAATATGATTGTGCAAAAGCACGGTCCAGCATCTCGCCGGGGCGGTTTCTATTTTTCCGCCGAAGTTAAGGATAGTAGCAAGAAGACCCGGATACTGCCGTTTGAATTTAGCGCCACTCAGGCTTATGTTATCGAGTTTGGCGATCAATATATCCGGTTCTATAAGAACTACGGCCAGATTCAAACTGGAATGTTTTCTGAAGAATTTGACACGCCATTTAGCAAAGGTTCTGCATACGAAGTATCAGCACCATACCTTGAAGACGAATTGTTTGATTTGGTAATCACTCAATCTGCTGACGTGTTGTACATTGCTCACCAGAACCACGAGCCGCGCACCTTATCACGTCTTGGCGACACAAACTGGAATTTGGATATCATCGATTTTTTAGATGGCCCTTATGATTCTATAAATACAACAACAACAACTTTGGGTTTTTCAGCGACAACAGGCACTGGTGTGACTGTGACAGCTTCTGCTGTTGCGGGAATAAACAACGGTTCTGGGTTTCTTGTGACAGATATTGGGCGGTTAATTAGGTTTGAAGACGGGGCAAGTCATCACACATATCTAAAAATTACAGCGCGAGCAGACACGACTCATGTCACCGCTGATTTTATTGGCCCTGACGCTTCTGCAACAACAGCAAGAACGACTTGGAGGCTTGGGGCTTTTTCTGCGACAACTGGTTATCCTTCTGTCGTCACTTTCTTTGAGCAACGATTGGTTTGGGCAGCAACAACTAACAGACCGCAGTCGATGTTCTTTTCAGTTTCTGCTGATTATGAAAACCACGCTCCAACAAATAATGATGGTGACGTTTTAGACGACAGCGGGTTTGTTTATACTATAGCAACGGACCAAGTGAACACGATACGTTGGATGAGGGCCGGTAAGGTGTTGTCCGTAGGCACTGCTGGCGGCGAGTTCATTGTTTCGCAAGGCGACCAAAACAGCCCGCTGTCACCTACAAATACTCGTGTTGTGCGTCAGACTACGTTTGGCAGTGCGGCAGTTACACCTCCGCAGGTCGGAAACTCTGTTTTGTTCTTGCAACGTGCCAATCGCAAAATAAGAGAATACGTTTATCAATTTGAAAGTGACGCATACACCGCGCCTGATCTCAGTATTCTTTCGGAACACATTACGGAAGGCGGGATTGTTGATATGGCGTATCAGCAAGAACCAGACAGCATTGTTTGGCTAGTACGTTCTGACGGTGTTCTTGTGGGCATGACATACGAACGCGCACAAGATGTTGTGGGCTGGCATAGGCATATTATCGGCGGTGTTGATGCCAAGATCGAAAGCGTTGCAGTTATTCCTAACACAACTGGAAGCCGTGACGATCTTTGGGCTATTATTCAGCGCACAATCAACGGCCAATCAGTTCGGTATATTGAGTTCATGACCACTGGTATGCCGGAAATCTCGGTTAATACAATAGATGCCACATATCTTGATTCAATGTTAAGTTATGATGGAAGCCCCTCCTCGCAGATATTTGGTCTCAGCCATCTTGAAGGTCAAACTGTTTCGGTGTTAGCAAATGGCGCTGCCCATCCAGACCGCACGGTTTCAAGCGGGTCAATAACGCTAAACGGCTCTTATGAAGTTGTCCATGTTGGATTGCCGTATACATCTACGCTGCAAACTATGCGTATTGAAGCAGGAGCGAAAGATGGAACGGCGCAGGGTAAGAAAAAGCGCATTGCTCGAATTACATACCGGCTTTTTGATACGCTTGGATTAAAGCACGGCCCAAGCGCAGATCGTTTGGATATTATCCCTTTCCGTTCTAGTGCCGACGATATGGATGAAGCACCGGCATTGTTTACCGGCGACAAAGAAGTTGAGTTCCCGCGTAACTGGGACAAGGACGGTTATATTTTCTTGGTGCAAGATCAACCGCTTCCGTTTACTGTTCTGGCAATTATGCCAGAACTTAATACAACGAAGGTTTAAGCCGATGGAGTTTTCAGAAGAACCCCTTTGCCAGTGCCTAGATGAAGCAAAACCGCTTCTTGTTGATCATTGGGAAAATATTGCGTTAAACAAAGACACCATTGCCCTTGATCCATTATGGGATACGTATAAGAAATTAGAAGAAACTGGTAATCTTAAAATTATCACAGCGCGTCAGGAAGAAAAGTTGGTTGGATACGCGGCGTATGTAATTTCTCCGTCGCTCCATTATTCAGATCAAATTATTGCGGATGCAGATGTATTTTGGCTTGATCCAGATTACCGCAAAGGCATGGCCGGTATGCGTTTATTCAAACACGCTGAAAAAGTGTTAAAAAGTTACGGTGTAACAAGAGTTTTGAATAAAGTAAAAATACACTTTGACGTGGGCAAAGTTTTTGAACGAATGGGTTATGATCCAATTGAACGTGTTTACTCGAAGAGTTTAGTCTGATGGGTTTTTCAGCATCAACAATGGCGATAATCTCAGCAGCTACTGCCATTGCTGGTGGTGTGGTGCAAGCCTCTGCGGCAAAGCAACAAGGAAAATCAGCCCAGGCTCTTGCTAATTATAACGCAAAGATTGCAGAGAACGATGCCATCGCGGCTCGTCAATCGGCTGCGTTTGAAGCAACAAAACTAGAACGCGCAGGAGAAAAATTTAGAGGGACAACCCGCGCAGCAATGGCCGCTACAGGCGGCGAATTGCTCGATATGGGAGACGTTCGTGATGCAAACGACGAAGAATTAGTGCTTGACCTTCTTGCTATTAAATACGGCGGTGAGACGGGGTATAGAGCAGGTCAACAAAGGGCTGATGTATCTCGTTTTGAAGGATCGATAGCGAAACAAAAAGCCAGGAGCGATGCAACGGGTTCGCTTCTCACGGGATTGTCTTCAGCCGCTAATACAATGGCGCGATATGGTAGCAGTGGTGATAAACCTAAAGTAGGCAGTCCTAAAGTTGTGAAACCTAAAGTAAACAGTCCTTATGACATATACGGACCATTTTAAGGTTGTGAAAAAGGTTACTTAATAATGGCAATAGTTCCGAAATACACAAGCAGAGCATCTGTTCCCGGCAGCACCGGGATGCAGCCTGTTTCGCTATCTCTGGCGTCTAGCCCGCTTTCCGGTGTTGGCGAAGGGCTGACAAAGGTCGCAGGACAGCTTGAAGCGGCTGCCGGTCGGATACAGAGCCGTGAGGATTTGATTAATTCTCAGAGGGCTACTGAATTGTTTTTGCAAAATGAAGATATGGAGGCCGAGAAGTTCGTTAAAGACCCGAATACGGATTTGCTTACCACAGGTAGCGTTAAGCCATACATCGAGGCTGTAAAGCAGCGTATACAAAAATCTTTAGGTGCTTATGATTTAAGTGCAGACGCAAGAGCAAAATTATCTGCAAAACTTTCTGGTCTTGGTTCTACTTATAGCAGGAATATGCTAAAGCGTTCTATTGATGCACAAAACGATTTTTCAATCGCAAACGCTGTAGCCGCATCACGTTCAGTTCGCAGTGAATTTGATACTTTGCCGCCAACTACAGACAATATTACATCTGAAGTAAATGCAGCGACAAATGCGATAATTGAAAACTCTTCAAATTTAAGTTCTCCAAAGGCGCGTGAGCTTATACGGCAAGAGACTGAAAAGGTTTACGTCGGTGCATTTGATAAAGTTTTTGCGTCCGGAGATTTAGATGCCGCAGAAAATCTTGTAAACAGCGGCAAATTTCGCAAGAATGTTACCGAAGAACAACTCAGGTCATCGATATCTTCTATACAAGCTGAAAAGAAAGAGCGAAGTGCTTTTCGTAGGAAATTAGAACAGCAAAGGGCTGGTTTTCAATTTTTTGCTAACAGACCTATGACTGCGGCAGAAGGCGAAAATGCTGCAAAAAAATTGGTTGGCATAACTAACGCAGATAGACCGTCTGAAGCTGAGAGGCTTGTTAATTCAATAACCGCAAGAGAAGCTGAAGCAGCGAAAAACGGCGAAGATTTGTTAAAAGACCGTAGGCATCAATTAAATTTGCAAAGATTTGCGGCGCTCACGCAAAACAACAAAGGTGGTGTTGTTATTCAAGTGGGTGAAAACGGACAATTACAGGCTATTA